TGGCTGGCCGCCGGATCTCATTTCAACATCGAGACTTCGCTCTATGATACCGCGAAAGCAACAAGGACCACTGCCGCGTAAGCGTGGAGCTATTTAGACAGTCATAATACGCCAAAGAGATGTTGTACGTCAATATAGGTCTGTGATACGCTACATAGGCTTTGAACCGTTTCATAGGAGAGGTACCGTAACATGACGGCCGCTGTCCTGGGCATCCCCGCCAACCAGATGATTGAGGACGGATTCGCCACCGTCCCGGAGGCCGCACACTACCTGCGCCTCTCGCGCGCGAAGATTTATCTACTAATGGACGATGGTAGTCTAAAATACGCCAAATTCGGCCGCTCGCGGCGGATTCCCTGGCGGGCCGTCAAGGAGTTCGCCGCCGCCAGCTTGGTGGCAGATTGACGACTGGCGCCTGCGGAGCCACGGACAGCTGGTCCCCCCGTACCAGCTGACTGTCGGCCGCTGGGGGGCCGCGAGGTGTACAACGGAGCAGATCAAAAAACGAGCCGGCGTCGGGTTCTGGGGCCCGGCCGCCGGCGCGTAAAACGGTGCTACCTTGACAGTACGCAAATCAGCTCTCAAAAACAAGCCCCGCCGGGCGGCGGACTGGGGGCGGCCGTGAGCACCGCCTCCAGCAGCAGTAACGGCCCGCAACCGGCAACGGGGCTCCTGTTGCCGCAGCACCTGGCCGACCTGCGCCGTTCAGGCCTGAGTGACGACCAGATCCAGGCTTGCTGCTTCCATTCGCTCCAAGCCAATGAAGACGTCCAGCAAGCCCTCCGTTGGAGCCGGTACAGCGGCAGTCTGGGGCCCTGCCTGTGCATCCCCTATCGCCATGCGGACGGCGCGGTGAACGGCTATTGCCGCCTGAAACCCGACCGGCCTCGGCGGGATCGTGGCAAGGACCAGCCGGTCAAGTACGAGGCCCCCAAGGGCCTACCGAACCGCGCCTATTTCCCACCGGGGACGGTCGCAATTCTCGCGGACCCATCCGCACCCTTGCTCATTACCGAGGGGGAAAAGAAGGCGGCCAAAGCCGATCAAGAGGGCTTCGCGTGCGTCGGGTTGTCCGGGGTCTACGCCTGGCAAAAGAAGCGGAAGCAGAACGCGGAGGGCAACGGGACCGGCCGCCGGGAACTGATTGACGACCTGGCCTCGATCCCGTGGCAGGGTCGGCAGGTCCATGTCGCGTTCGATTCCGATGCCGTTACCAACGACAACGTGCTTTGGGCAGAGTGGCACCTGTCCAAGGCACTCGCCGAACGGGGCGCGGTGGTCAAGATTGTCCGCCTACCCGCTAGCGATCCAGGACCGGACGGGAAGCGGGCCAAAGTCGGGTTGGACGATTACCTGGTTGCGCACGGACCCGAAGCGTTCCGCAAGCTCATGGAGACTGCCACCGCGCCGACGGCGCCGGCGCGCCACGGCTCCGACCGGCCCCCCGTCAGCGTAGCAGCGGGAGCGTCGGCGGCCGGGGACCATCACCACCTGACGCACGACGGGCGTGCCAACCTCACCGACGTCGGCAACGGCAAGCGGCTGGCGGACCGGCACGGTGCCGACCTGCGCCAGTGTCACCCCTGGAAAAAGTGGGTGGTGTGGGACGGGCGCTGCTGGCAGCCCGACGCGACCGCGACGGCGACCAGGTGCGCCAAGGAGACGATCGCCTCCCTGGCGCGGTGGGCGGCGAACCAGGTGGCGGAAATTAGCAACCGCTTAAAGGAGATGGCTGATGACGAGAGCTGAGCTGAAGAAGCAGGCGGATCAGGCGACCGAGGTTATCAATTGGTGTCTGAAGTCGGAGGCAGCCCCGCGCATCAACGCCATGTTGGACATGGCGCGTAGCGAGCCGGGTATCCCGATCCTGCCCGAAGAGATGGACCGGGACCCCTGGCTCCTCAACTGCGCCAACGGCACTCTGGAGCTGAAGACTGGCCGACTCCGTGAACACCGGCGTGAGGATTACATCACGAAGCTGTGCCCGGTTGAGTACCACGCCGGCGCCCAGGCCCAGCGCTTCCACGAGTTTCTCCGAGACATTTTTGACGACAACACCGCTCTTATTCAGTACCTCCAGCGGCTGGCCGGCCGGTGCCTGACCGCCGACGTGTCGGAGCAGGACCTGCACATTTTCTGGGGGAAGGGCGCCAACGGAAAATCAACCCTGCTTAACGTCCTGCTGGAGATGCTCGGCCTCGACTACGCGATGAAAGCGCCGACCGAGCTGCTGATGGTGAAGCGCGGCGAGTCACACCCCACGGAGCGTGCCGACCTGTTCGGCAAGCGGCTGGTGGTGGCGATGGAGACGGAGGAGGGCCGGCAGCTGGCTGAATCCCTGGTGAAGGAGCTGACCGGCGGGGACCGCATCCGGGCCCGAAGGATGAGGGAGGATTTTTGGGAGTTCGCGCCCACGCACAAGGTCATCCTGTGCACGAACCACAAGCCGCGAATCAAGGGCACGGACCACGCCATTTGGCGGCGCATTCGGCTGGTGCCGTTCACGGTCACTTTTTCGGAGGACAAGCAGGATAAGCAGCTGCCGGAGAAGCTTCGGGCCGAGCTGCCAGGCATCCTGGCGTGGGCGGTTCAGGGGTGCCTGGAGTGGCAGCACCACGGAATGGAGACACCGGAATCGGTCCTGGCGGCTACCAAAGAGTACCGGGCGGCAGAGGACCTGTTGGCGCAATGGTTGGCCGAATGCTGCCGGACGGGGAGCCCGGATTACCGGCAAAAAGCCGGCGAGCTGTACGCCAGCTATCACGCCTGGTGCGAGCGCGGCGGTGAGACGCCCCAGAAGCAGAAGGGGTTCGGCGAGGCGATGACGGAGCGGGGGTTTACGCGGGAGAAGAGCAACGGCGTGCGGTATATCGGTGTCGCGCTTAGGGATGCGTCGAATGAGTAGAAACAGAGGAGGCTGGAACGATGGAACGATGGAACGAAGTTTCCGGTTAAACTCCCTATACGCGCGTGGAAATCCAGATTAACCCGGAAACATGGTTCCATCGTTCCATCGTTCCAAAGCCAGTTGTAGCTAAAGATGGGGCGTTACGGCGCCCAAAGAGTAGAAGTGCGGAGGCACAATGAGGCGTGAGCAAAACCGATTTCGTCCGGCGCAGCCCCACCTGGTCTGAGGCTTGGGACCAGCTCTTGGCGATCCAGGGGCCAGGCCAGCGGCAGGTCCTGCGCCGGGGCGCGCTGCTGGAGAATCTTCACTACCGGGCGCGGAAGCGAGGGACCACTCATGAACGGTGACGATCTGCGGATGCAGCTGCGAGACCTGATCGGCCTGGCCAGCCACCTGGACGGGCTGCTGGTGGCGGCCCAGCTGCCGGACCTGGAGCTGGCGCAGGGCAAGGTCGAGGTTGCCGACCTGGTGGCCCGGCTCGAGGCGCTGGCCGACCGGCTTGGCAGCTATGCCCGGATGCCGACCTGAGCGGGGAATGGCCATTACCGGGCCCAGGAAGGCCCGCCAGGCCCTCCGGCAGGCCTGGGTAAGGGGTAGGGGCAGCTTAAACAGAGATCGGGGCCCGGTGGGCCTGCTAGACGCGTGAGGAGGCGGAAGTGGCAAACGAGGTCGGCCGGCGGGCTGAGCTGAATAAGGCGGCCATCGACAAGGCGGTGGCGGAGCTGCTGGCCGAGGCGTCGCGGCACCTGGGGCGGGACGGCCACGGCTCGGTGCTGTTGAAGCTGTTCGCCACGGACGGGCTGGTCACCGGCCACCAGGTCGCCCACGAGTGGCGCAGCGACGTGTGACGTGGCGCCAGGTCCGATAGCTCCAAGAGTAAGCCGGCTGGTACCCTCGTACCAGCTGCCGGCGAGCGCCGCACGGAGGCGTAAGCTCGCCGCCGGCGACGGCGGTGGTCGTTGACCGCCCGCGGCCGTGGCTTTATGCTAAAAGTGGTCTGGTCAATTAATTGACTAGCAAACGGGACGCTCGAAAGGCAATTGAACCCTTAGAGGCCCCGGTCGCGCGACAGGCTCGCGCCACCGGGGCTTTTTTCTTATCGGCAATGGGAGGTCGAAAACCATGCTCTGGAACCCCAAATCCGCGTTTGGCAGGCAGATGCTGGCCAAGCAGCGAGGCGAGGTGATCCTTCCGGGGGGCGTCCGCATCAACATCAACGCGCAGAAAGATAACCCGTACACGGCCACGTTGGGCCCCTCGGCCTCGCCTACGTCGGCGCCGGCGGCCGCGCCCAGCGTGTCGGCAGCGGTTGACGTTGTGGTCAAGGCGTTGGCGTCCGGAACCTGCCCGGCCGCCGACCTGAAGCGGCTGAAGGCCGCCTTGAAAAAGGCCAAACGGAAGTCGGCGAAGGTGGCCAAGGCCGCACTCTGGCAAGAGGCAGCCACCCTGTTGGGCGTTTAGGTTTTTCGGTCGCCCCTTTATCGGAGCAATTATATCTGAATACGTCGAGCCAGAGCCGGAGCCCACGGCCGCCGTCGGGCCGGCGCCGCCGCTTTACCCAGAGCTGCCGCCGTCGCCCTGTGCCTGGTGCATCCGGCAAAACCTCCCGCACACCCGGCCGGGTTATTGCGAGCCGCCGGAGCGGATCAGTGCCGACGACGCCGTTCGGCTGCGCTGGAAGCTGCTGGAGAAGCGGCTGTCCTTCCGGGCGCTGGTGCAAGAGGCCGGTTGGAAGACGGGGGGCGACCGCCCGGTCGAACTGCGGGAGCTGGGCGTCGATTGCTTGGCCTGGGCGCTCGAATTTCTCGCGACCCTTGGCGACCTGCCGGCCAGAGAAGGGAAGGTTCAGCCGGGGGTGGCGTTTTACCTGTTTGACAGCCCAGCCGCTCTTGACCCGGAGCTGGCTTGCGGCTGGTCAACGTCCGCTGAGGGCCCAGACCTGCTGGCCGAGGCGCCTGGCCAGCTCGACGGCTCCGAGGATATCGGCCCCCACCAACAAGACTTCCTCCAGTCCTTGATGTACACCCGCCGGGTTAGTTGGTCCGTCCTGTGTACGGCCGCGGGCTGGTTCAAGCACGAAGGCAAGCCCCTGGCCATGTGCCGGCGGGCGTGGGACTGGTGCGTCGCCCTCCTCAACCAGCTGCCCGAGCCAAACGGGAAAAACGACCAGTGGAACGTCCAAAACCCATACGATCGGTTTGCCGCGATGGAGGCCATCGACCTGGTTCCGGAGGTGCCGGCGGGCTTCACCTTCCCCGAGCCGGTTGCGCCCGCGCTGCATCGCTTCCTGGCGCCGAGCGGGGGTCCGGAAAAGCTGGTGGCCCTGATGCAGGCCAAGCGTGTCGGCTGGCGGTGGCTGAGGGCGGTCGCGGGCTGGCCCACAACGGCGCGGATCTACCACCTCGACCAGTACAGCGCGGCCGGCGAGTGGGCCCAGCGGCTGCTGCTCGCCCTGCCTGATCCTTACCACGATGCGGACGCGGAGGATCGGGCGGCTGCGGGAGCCGAGCGGCAGCGGGCGGCAGCCCAAGCCGGTTTCCGGGAGCGGCTGAAGTCTGCGTCCGCGCTCCGCAAACGGGCGTGAGACTGGCAGCCTGCCCACGGGCGCGGGGGTGGAGAGGCAGCTGGTACGCCCGTGCCAGCTGCCTCTGGGTGAAGCCTGGTGAAGCCAATGCCCGGACACGGGAAGCCGCGGCGGGGGTCAGAAGTGCGAAGGTAGCATGAGCGACGGAGCAGAAGACGTGGAAAGTGGGCAAGGACCGAAGGCTGCAGCGCCAGACCCGGCCTCGGCAGCAGATACCGGGCCTGCGGCGCTCGGATCTGTCCGGGCTCGGCGCAAGCTGCGCTGGGAGCGCGCCTTCCTGAAGGAGCTATCCAGAACGGGTAACGTCACCGCCGCCTGCGCCGCGGCCAGGATCGGCCGGGCGTCGGCCTACGAGCACGCCGACCGCCACAAGGACTTTGAGGAAGCCTGGCGGGATGCACTGGAAGCCTCGGCCGACCTGCTGGAGCTGGAGGCCCACCGGCGGGCCCACGACGGCGTGGACGAGCCGGTCATCTACCAGGGCGAGCTATGCGGCTTCTGGGCGGACGCAGACGGCAACGTGGTCGCCAAGGGCGCCGCCGGCGCCCGGCTGATCCCGCTGACAGTTAAGAAGTATTCCGACCGGCTCTTGGAGTTCCTGCTGAAGGCGCGGCGGCCGGAGAAGTACCGGGAGCGCATCGACGTTGAGCACGCCGGGCGGAACGGCCGCCCCATCGACACCCAGGTAACCTTTTTCATCCCCGACAATGGCCGTGAAACGCGAGATCGGTCCCCAACCGGGGCCTCAGACGAAGTTCCTGGCGAGCCCGGCTGACATCGCCATATATGGCGGCGGCGCCGGCGGCGGCAAGACCTGGGCGCTGCTCTTGGAGCCCATGCGCCACCTGACCAATCCCGACTTCGGGGCAGTGATCTTCCGCCGCAACTACCCGCAGATCGTGCAAGAGGGCGGCATGTGGGATGAGGCGGGGAAGCTGTACCCGCTCCGTGGCGGCAAGCCAAACCAGAACGAGCTTCAGTGGCGGTTCCCTTCCGGAGCGTGCGTGTCGTTCGCCCACATGCAATACGACACCACCAAGTACCAGTACGACGGCTCACAGATCGCCCTGATCGGCTTCGACCAGCTGGAGCACTTTACCGAAGGCCAGTTCTGGTACATGCTTAGTCGGAACCGCTCGACGTGCGGCGTGCGGCCTTACATCCGCGCCACTTGCAACCCAGACGCGGACAGCTGGCTGGCGAAGCTCCTGGCGTGGTGGATCGATCAGGACACCGGCTACCCGATCCCCGAGCGGGCGGGGGTACTGCGGTGGTTCATCCGCCAGGGGGAGAGAGTCGTTTGGGCAGACCGCAAGGAAGACCTGGAAGGACCCGACCGCATCCCGAAGTCGGTGACGTTCGTACCGGCCTCGGTGTACGACAACCAAATCTTGCTGAAGCAGGACCCCGGCTATCTGGCGAACCTGATGGCCCTGCCCCCGGTGGAGCGCGGCCGACTGCTGGAGTGCAACTGGAAGATCAAGCCGGCGTCCGGAAAAATCTTCAACAAGGGTTGGTTTTCGGTTGTGGAGGCGGCGCCGGCCGGTGGGGTGGAGTGCCGCTTTTGGGACTTCGCAGCTACGAAGAAAACGCTGAAGAAGAAAGACCCCGACTACACGGCGACGGTCAAGGTTCGCGCGGTCAATGGCACGTACTACATCATGGACAGCCTGGCGCTCCGGGAAGGGCCGGCCGAAGTGGAAGAGCTTTTCAAGAACGTGGCCCTGCAAGACGCCCGACTGGCGCTGGCGCAGGGGGTCCGCTACCTGGTCCGCTGGGAGATCGAGCCGGGCGCGGCGGCGATCCGGGACAGCCTGCGCCTGACGCAGCTGCTGGCCGGGCTGGACGCTTACGGGGTGCCGGCGCGGGGCGACAAGCTGACGCGCGCCCGGCCGCTGGCGGCGCAGGCCAAGGCCGGCAACGTCAAGCTGGTGGCCGCGGGGTGGAATGAGGAGTTCCTGACCCACCTACACAACCAGCCGGACATCGGCCATGACGACATCATGGACGCCGCGTCGGGGGCGTTCGGCCAAGTCTGCCCGGACATCGTGCGGCAGATGATGCAAACGACCGGGCCGCTGCTGATGGCGGACCCGCTCCCCGGCAGTGTTCCGCCCGATGAAAAAGACGAGCCGCGGCACTGGCCGATGCGTGGCACTCCCGAGCGCGCCGCCTGGGATAGGGCCTTTGGCCTCTCGCCGGCGGCGTCTGGTGGTACGGGGGTACCAGCCACTGGTGGCGCCGAGCCGCCGTGCTACTATGACGACGGCACAGAGCCGCCGAAGAAGGCCGAGAACCCTCTGACGGTGCACTACGACGGCGAGGAAGAGCCACCGAAGGATGAGCCTAAAAAGACCGGCATCGTCTACGAAAGCGACAACGGCGACTTGCAGATCTATCGACATCATGACGGTACCGAAGTCGTTTTTGACGACCGCGAGGAACGCGATTGGGCGAGCAAGCCGCCCGGCGCGTAGAGGGCACCGTCATGCGAACAGTCTTGAACGGTGAGCCCCTGTGGGTGTGCGTGTACCTCCGGTTCGTGGATTTCCAAGGCAAGCGCTGCCCGCGCAAGGGCGACTTCCGGGACTGGCGGTCCGCGCTGGGCGGCGGGCAGTGGAGCAAAGAAGGGGTTATGGTCTGGGTCCGTGCGGACTTCTGGGAGGAGTTCAAGCAGCTGCACCAGGCCGCCGGCATTCCGTTTGAGATCGTGGGCTGAGCCCTGGCGTGGTAAGATTGAACGGTCTGGTCTAGCAGTAGACCAGAGCACGGGCGTCCCGACCGCTGACTGACAAGGCACACGGAGCCCGCACAAGCACTGATTCACGTGAATCAGTGCTTGTGCGGGCTTTTTTTGTTTTCCGATTCGTGGACCAGATCCTGGAAAAGCTGGCCTGACGGGCGCGACGTGGTACCCACGTACCAGCTGGGTGTGGGAGGTCTGACCGATGGCTGATGCTGTTGCAGATATGCTGGCCCGTGTCGGCCTGGACGACTCCCCTCTCCAGCAGGCGCTAGGCTCCCTGGCAGGCCGGCTGGTGGCGCCCCTGACGCAATCGGCCGGGGTCATCACCCGGCAGCTGACGGGGGCGCTCACCGAGGGACTGGCCAGCGTGCCGGGCATTATCGGCTCGCTTTTGGACAAGGACCTCGACCGCGAACCTCCGTTATGGACTGTGGCACGGCCCACGGGCGCGCAGGTCCGGCGAGTTGGCCGAGGACCTGCGCCGGCTCAAGGCGCTTTACGGAGAGGAGCACAGGCCGTGAGCATTCGGAGCCGGTTCCGGCGCCTGGCAGGGAAGGCGCGTCCCTCGACCCGCTGCCGACTTTGCCGAGGGAGGCCAAGCCAGGTAATTCGATCCTTCCGCCAGGACGGGCCGGCCGCCGAACCGGTTCCGCAGCTGGAGTCGGACACGTCGTCGGCCGGCGCGTGCCCCGGCTGTGGTTGGGAGCCGGCCATAAACGAGGTTGTCGAAATCGTCATTCGGGACCGGGAAGAACTCGCCGCCTTCAACCAGGCAACGGCCGGCCCTGTGCATCAAGCCTGAACCTCTACCCGCGGCATTCCTGCAAGAGGGAACGCCGAGCCTCCACCTTCGGTGGCGAGATCGCCGGCGCCCGATAACCCAGGATTCCCCCCGGACTGACCTGCGCCAGCATCACCGGCGAGGCAGGTTTCCGGTGCCGACTGTCCCCCGACCCTTAGAACCGCAACCGGCGCTGACTGACCCGCTTGCGCATCGGGGCTACTCGGCTCAGGCAACGGGCAAGGGTTGGCAGGAAAGTCCGGCGGCTGGCCGACTAGCGGGCCGTCGGGCACCCCCTGGACTGACACTGGATCAGGGAGGGGCTGGCGGTCGGGTCCGCCGT